CTTACAGTAATATCTTTGAAAATCTCATCAAATCCACCAGTTACTCCTACGTTTTCATTAGTTTGGTTGGTGATATTAACCCAATTTTCAAATGCAGCTCTAAGATTAAAGTCAGCAGTATTATAAAATGTAGCAGTCCATGCTTCAAATGTTCTGTCTCCAGGTATCTTAAGAAATCTTCCACGAAATGGAACTTCTATAAGTCCTTGTGAGTGGGTGGGTAAAGATGTAGATCTACATAAAAATCTACCTTGGGACATAAGATTTGTTATTCCTGCACCAGGATCTGCTTGTTCGGGAAATTGGATATCCACCTGATACAGATTAGGTCTTACACCACCATTAAGTTTTGTTTTAAAATCTATAATGTTAGGCATTGTTTGTTATTAACTCCTTTGTGTTTTAACTAGCAACTACTTCAGAGAAACTGATACCAGTTCTTGTAGCAACAAATGTCAATGTAATAAAGTTGATAGAACGTGTTGGCTGAATGTAAATATCAGCAACAAACTCGTTATTATCTATAACAGCAGATGTGTTATTTGAACTATCACATACAACTAAGAAATCGGTAACACCTCTTCTTGATTGAACATTACGTAGGAATGGTTCAATAATTCCTTTAAACACATTTCTTGTAATCTCATCATTGAGTTCAAAGAGTTGTGCCTTAGCAGCTTCTTCAATTGCTTTTTCAACAACAATGAAGAGACGACGAACGTTGATTCTATCAAATGCACTAGGTGTGCTAAGTGCTGTCTTATCACCAAATAGAACTGCACCTTGACCAGGAAATGTACTGATTGGGTTAATTCTATTTGCATAAAGTTCATCTCTATCTGTTTTAGTAGGATTCCATGCAAGTTTTGCAAGGTTCCTAATAGCACCTCTAGAGAAACCTGCTGGTGAGAACCATGGTTCCTGTCTAATTGCTGTATCTGCAACTAATCCTGCAACGTCTGAGTTACATGGAACGTAGCAATACTTTTGATTCCATCTGTCATAAACATACTTGTAGTTACAATCAAGAACTAAGTATGAACTACTTGCAACACTGCCAAAGAAATCTTTAACATTCTTAACGATGTCTTTGTTAGCAAGTGGAAGACCAGTAGAAGCAATAATGTTTCCTTTATGTGGAGATCCGAATGCCATGCAATCTTTTCTCTCTGCAGCAATACCTGCAATGTAGTTTAGTTTTTCTCTTGTTGCTGTCTCAGTAGCAAGACCAGGACCCATTATGAGATACTCAAGATTGATGCTATCAATCTCTCTAAACTCATCGTATGCACCATTAAAATCAGCAACTGAAAGATCCCATGCTCCACTTGCAAGTGATGTATAATCTGCACCTGCAGTTAGATCATAATTTTTAGAACCTACTGGTTCAAAATCTTGTGTTCTATTGTTTGTTTCATAAATTGTATCACCTGCAAAAATGAATTTACTTCCGTCTGCAAGAACATTCTTATAGTAGTTAAGTCCACCTTGTGGTCCTCTACCATCAGATGCTTTTGATAGGTATGTAAATGATTCTATAACTGAATCTTTACTACCAGATACACTTCCATCTTCATCTACAACTGCAACGTGAACTGCATCTCTACCGTATGCATCGCCTGCATAAAACTCACCATCAGCAGTATTTACTGGACGTGCAGCAATTGAGTTCCAAGTTAAATTAGAACCTTCATAAAGTTTTGCGTATGACCACCAAACTGATCCGTCATCTACAGATGCTACAGTACCACTATTAGAACCAATAGTTAATGAATCTCCATCAGCAAAAAGTTGACCTGTAGTTGGGTTTTCTAAGTATACGTTACTTGCATTATCTACTATTACAACGTGTACATAATGAGTTGTAGTACCACCAGAAGTTACCATTGAGTAATCAATTACCTTACCTTTTTTAGATCCTGATACTACAAAATCTCCAACATTAACATTATTGATTGCTGAGTCGCCAGCTGTAAGAGCAATAGATTGCCTAGGACCATTATCAACAATACAAACACGTAACCCATTACCCCATGAACCTGCACTCTTGGCAGCGAATAACCATCCCGTTGTGTTGTCGTTATATTGTGCATCATAGACCTCACTGTTTTCTATCTTAATTGGATCTGCAGAAACAACTGCTGTACCAACTGCTGTTGTACCTGGAATGGGAATTGTTGGGGAGATACCAACGAAGTTTGTGTAATCTCCAAAGTTTGTTACCGTAAATCCAGTAATAACTCCAGAAACATTTACATCTGCTGTAGCAGCAAATCCTGTATTAGCAGCACCACCTGTTACTGAAACGTTGTATGTTGCATTTGGATCGTAATTTGTACCACCAGAAACTAGTGTAATTGCCAATCCAGTTGGATCACTAATGTCTATTGTGGGAGCAGATGAATATCCAGATCCACCAGAAACTGCAATAGCAGTAATAACACCATCTACTATTGTAGGAGTTACTGTAACACCAGCAGAACTACCACCACCACCTGAGATTGTTACAGTTGGATTTGAAGAATAACCAGAACCACCATCTGTAATTGTTAGGTTACCAGTTAGAGCACCTGCATTAACGTTAGCAAGTGATGCTGTTGCTGTTGCTGTATCACCTTGGGCAACTGTTGCTTGTCCTGTAACACCGACATCACCAAATGTGACAGTTGGTTGTGAACTGTATCCAGAACCTGAGTTTGTTATAACAACTTGTGATACTCTACCATTAGCATCTAAAACTGCAGTACCTGCAGCATTAGATCCTCCTCCACCACTGAATGATACGGAAGGAGCAGAAACATATTTACCATTAGTTGTAGGGTTATTAATAGTTACTGATGAAACACTTTGTCCTACACGTGCAACTGCATTTTTCAGTTGATCTGTATTTACTCTAGTTACGGATAGTGTTCCCCCGTAATTTAAATAGTTTGTTGCTGAGAGAAAGTACTCCGAATTATTTGCTACGGGTTCACCAAATGCTTCTATAAGTCCAGCTTCTGAACTTATTGTAACAGGAGAACCTAATTCTCCTTTAGTAAAAGGTGCAGCAAATCCTGCAATATTATTAATTCCAATCTCAGCTCTGCCATTGGTTAAGTCGAGTTCCTTAACGACGACACCAGGTGAGCGTAAAGTTGCCATGTGTATCTCCTGAGGTGATTAGTCATATATCTGCAAATATTTATTATTTTCTACTTTTTCATTGGGGAAACAATGCATGAACACACTACCAGTCAGGATATTCCCAATTATTAATTTTTTTGTTTTTTCTCTTAAAAGTTATTCTTTTTATGGTACATATCTTGCATTCATATGAATATGCAGAGGGGTATCCTTTCCTATCTTTACGTGTCAAATAGAAATCTTCTAATAAATTTTTCTTCTTATTACATACACGACAAACTCTATCTTTGAATATGACCTGTTCTAGACCAAATCCAAACTCATCCATCACCTATACTCCCACATATAATTTAACTCTCCATACTCATCTCTAGGACTCTCACCTTCATACCATCCTTTATTATCTGCAACCACCCAAACATTACCTTTACTATCTGTCTCTTGTTCATAAGTTCCAATACCATCATCTATAAACCCAAATGGTGCCATGTCTTGTTCTATCTGATTCTTTTGCTCTTCATAGATTCTTGTTCTAACATCATTCTCAGTCATTTCTTTAAAATAATCCTGAGCAACTAACCATCCAAATATAACTAGACACATTGCTAAGTCATCATGACATCCATCATCTGCCTCAAATGATTGTCTTTTTTGAATAAACGTAGTAAGTTCAGCAATTATATCATAGTCATTAATTAAAACTTTATCTGTCTCTACTAACTGTTTAAGGTTTGAGCATCCTATCTTTTTAACTGTAGTGCTCATCTTGACACCTAACTGTGTTTTAGTACCAGAGAATCCTTGTCCTACAACCTGACCTGCACGTCCTCTCATAGCACACATGAGTACATTTTCATTCTCAAGATCGTACTGCAATATAGATGCTACTTGATCTCCTATATCATTTACCTCACATAGAATATATGCTTGGTTATACTGCACTGAAATTTGATTTATGATATTAGGAAATACCATAGGTTTAACTTCATTATTCTTATAAGTACCGACAATTCTATAAGGTACAGTTGTTATATCATATAATATAAATGCTGAGTAATCATTATTAACACCACGAGATACGTCAACAGTCATTAAATATTCATGTTTTTCCTGAGGTCTTTCATATATTTTTAAACCACCACTCATATGTAAAGGTTCATCATATGACAATGATCTTAACTTAGCTGCTGAAATTAATGTGTCAACAGATCCTAGAAACTCACACTCAAATTCCTGAGTGAACTGTCGTTCAGATGTGTTGGCAATTGTTTGTTCTTTCCACTTCTCATCTCTGCCAGGTACTTGACTCCAATGCACCTCTGTAGTTTCATATTCATTTCTACCAAGTTCGGCATCATGCCATAACTTGTAGAACATATTCATTCCGTTGGGGGTGGAGATGATGATGACTTTGGTTGATTTACCAGATGATATAGTAGGATAAACACTGGCAAAGAACTGCTCTGCAATATGATTAGGTATGAACGCAAATTCATCCAAGAAGATGATGTTAAATGACATACCTCGGACAGCAGATGCTGAAGTAGAAGAAGCGAGAATCTTGGATCCATTTTCTAACTCCATACTACCTTTGTTCCATGCTATGATTCCTTGCTGTAACCAAGTAGGTAGATTTTCATATGCTAATTGTAATCTTCCAAGCAATTCCCTAGCAGTAGGTGCTTTGTTTGCAAGAATACCTATATTAACGTTATCATTAAAGATAGCGTAATGCATAAGATATGCCACAACAGTGGTTGATTTACCTGTCTGTCTTGGTAGTTTTGCTATGTTAAATCTATGTGCATGAAAAGATCTTACCATATCCTCTTGAAAATCATAGAGATTAAATGGTACTAAACCCTCATCAAGAGAGACAATTTGAATATAATTTTTTGCAAAATATACTGGATCTGCTTTACATTTCAAATACTCTTGTATTTGTTCCTCTGTAAAATTAATAGGAACGTTTGCCCTTTTAAGATTAGGGTTTCCTAAGTATATCTCTGCCTGTGTAAGACGTGCCATTAATCTATACCCCACTTAGGTGGATTATCAGGACAGTACATTCCTGGCAGTAAAGTTTTCAAAGGCATAAAGCACCCACATAGTTTACATTGTTTTGTTGCTTGCTTAAAATGTTCACATTGTTCACATATAGCAAACTTCTCAGCAGAAGTCATAACAAATTATATAGTTTTAACAATCCCACTTTCTAAGGGACTTGTTTATTCTACTATCTGGATCGCTTGCTGTTTTCTTACTTGTTAACTTTTTCTTCATACCTTTCATTCTAGCACAGAATGATGCTCTTCTTTTATTACCTTTCTTTTTAGTTGGTGCTTTTAAGTCAGAACCAGGATTCTCTCTTTCATAAGATTTTCTTCCTTTCTCATTTAAACCACCTTCTTTATTCTGCCCTGATTTCTTTGTCCATGCAGCACCTTCTTTTACAAGAAGACCATCATCTCTAACTTTCATACCTTCTGGTATTGGTTTGCACTTTTTCTCATCCCTACAGTAATAGTTACCTTCACCACAGGATTTCTCTTCTAAGGATATGCAGTATTGATTAAAACTTTTCATGTCATGCTTGGAATGCTACGCCAGATGCCCAAACACTTGATGATCCTCCTGCCTGTAATGTTTGGTCGCTTTCTTTCTTTATAGTTATTCTTTCTCCTGCACCAATATAAACTTCGGATGCTGAAGAATAATTTGAATCACCATGAGGTGTTGATGTAATTTTTACTGCTGAGTTTCCAGTATTAAGAACAGAAACCAAGACACTGCTAGAGACATTACTAGCTCCTGTCTGAATATCTACTGCAGTTGTTAATGGTTTAACGATGGACATTTTACTGAAGTTTCTTTTATTTAGTATCTTTTAGACCTTGTTTCAACAGTTTCGACAATTCTGCTGTAGATCCAACAAACAAAGCATTGTTATTTGTAACTTTGTTTTTCTTAGGACCTTCTTCAAGATCTTGCATTTTCTTTTGTAGATCTATTAGTTTCTCTGTAGCGTCAGAAACACTCTTAACTAATTGACCTGCAACCTCAAATGCTCTAGGGTGATCAGTGTTATTAGCAACATCTATGATACCTGCTAATGCTTCCTGACCTTTTTCTATAACATCATATAGTTGACCACGTGAATATTCATAATCTTTTTTGACATCTTTATCAATGTCAATATCACGTTCTTTCTTTCTGAGTTTAGGTTTCTCAGGAGGAAGAACTTCTGCTGCTACATCTAAACTCTTTTCAATACCACTTGTGTCCATTATACATCCTCAAAGAAACTAGCAGTTTCATTGAAACCAAAGTCATCACCAGGCACTAGAAGTGAATCATCAATAGCATCAATAACGTTATCAGCATTTTTATCTATCTTTGCTTTAGGTGTTACCTCATACTTACGGTAACGTCCTGGTGAAGCAATATTAGTAGTGCTGTATTCTTTAGTGATTGCTTTCTTAATGAATCCAACATCAGTTGTAGGACCGTAAATATAGGTCTTAACTATAAAATCTAATGTCCATATAATCGTTCTTCTATCAGAAAAATCACCATCATAATCATCTACAAATGATACATTGTTTAGTATA